GCCAGTAAGAAATAGAATTTTTAGATCACATCCTTGGAACTGTTTAATTAAAAGAGTTCAATTAGCTCAAGATAGTGCAGCTCCAGTAATAGAATTTAGTTATCAATATACCTTACCGTCAGATTGTTTAAGAGTATTAAAGATACACAATGGAACAACAGACAGTATTCAATCGGATCTTGAATATAAAGTTGAAGGTAGAAAAATTAAAACTAATGAAGGAACAATTTATTTAGTTTATGTAGCTGTAGATACGGATCCAAATAATTACGATACTTATTTAGCTGAAGCTATCTCACATCAACTTGCTGCAGATCTTGCTTATGCAATTACTAACAATGCAACGTTAGCTAATAATTATATGGCTAGAGCTGATGAGCGATTAAGAGAAGCTAGATTTATTGATGCTACAGAGAACTCAGTTGATACGATTGAGGCTAATGAATTTACGGATGCTCGACTGTAAAAAAAATGGCGACCGAGCCGTCAAACTCAATCGCCATTTATTGCTGTTACTAGTGTTTTCGTTAATGATCTTTAAGTTCGTTTAACCTCCAAAGTTTGACCTAAAGACCAACTCAACAATAAATTTTTAAAATAACTTTTCAAATTTTATGCCTAGAACAACTCTTGCTTTAACCTCTTTTGTAAGTGGTGAATTTTCTGCTAAATTAGACGGTAGAACTGATTTTGCTAAATACCAAACAAGTTGTAAAACTTTAGAAAATTTTTTAATTCATCCTCAAGGTGCAGCAACTAGACGTGTTGGAACACAATTTATATCTGAAATAAAAGATAGCACTAAGAAAACAAGATTAATTCCTTTTGAGTTTTCTACAACGCAAACTTATATTTTAGAATTTGGTAATCAATATATTCGTTTTTATAAAGATAAAGGTCAGATCCTTTCAGGTGGATCAGCTTATGAAATTAGCTCACCTTATTTAGAAGCAGAATTATTTGATATTAAATTTGCACAGTCTGCTGACGTTATGTATTTGGTGCATCCAAATCACGAAACTAGTAAGCTTAGTAGAACTGGACATACTTCCTGGTCTTTAGATGAAGTAGAATTTACTGATGGTCCTTATTTAGCTGTAAACACAACATCAACAACGATGTCACCGTCAGCTACTACAGGAAACGGAATTACTATAACTGCTAGTGCAAATACATTTGTATCAACTGATGTTGGAAGATTAATTAATTTTTCAAATGGTTATGCAAAGATTACAGCGTTTAGTTCAGCAACAAGTGTTACCGCAGATGTAAAAGATGATTTTGATACAACATCAGCTAATACCGATTGGAAGCTTGGTGCATTTTCAGACACAACTGGACATCCAAGTTGCGTATCATTTTTTGAACAACGATTAGTTTTTGCTGGAACTTCATCAGAGCCACAAACTTTATATTTTTCTAAATCAGGTGATTACGAAAATATGACTGCTGGAACTAATGCAGATGATGCTATGGTTTATACAATCGCATCAAACCAAGTAAACGTAATAAGATTTTTAAAAACTCAAAGAACTTTAATTGTTGGAACAGTAGGTGGTGAGTTTACAGTTTCAGCTGATGGTACAGATGCAGCAGTAACACCAACTAACATTACAATTAAAAGACAAAGTTCTTATGGTTCAGCAAATGTAGATGCGATACCAGCTGGTAATGCAACTTTATTTCTACAAAGAGCTAAAAGAAAAATAAGAGAATTAAGTTACAATTTTGATGTAGATGGGTACCAAGCCGCTGATCTTACCATATTGAATGATGTAGTTACTAAAACTGGTATTAATGAAATGACTTATCAGCAATCACCAGACAGTATTTTATGGTGTGTTCGTGATGATGGAGTTTTAGCGGGTTTAACTTATTTAAGAGGTGAAGAGGTTATTGCCTGGCATAGACATATTTTAGGTGGTTCTTTTGGTGATGGTAATGCTGTTGTTGAAAGTGTTGCTAGTATATCAGGTGAATTAAATGAAGATGAACTTTGGGTTATTGTTAAAAGAACAATTAATGGTGCTACTAAAAGATATGTAGAATGTTTTGCTCAATTTGATTTTGACGAAACTACACCAACAGATTTTAGATTTTTAGATAGTCATTTGACTTATAGCGGCTCCGCTACCACAACATTATCAGGATTAGGTCACTTAGAAGGTCAAACCGTTTCTATCCTAGCGGATGGTGCAACACATCCAAATAAAGTTGTATCGAGTGGATCTATCACTTTAGATCGTCAAACTGAAAAAGCAGTAGTTGGTTTATCGTACGACAGCGTGCTGCAAACGATGAGAATAGAAGGCGGAGCTGCCGAAGGAACTTCTCAAGGTAAAACAAAAAGAATTTCAAAAGTAGTTTTAAGACTATTTGAAACCGTAGGTGTTAAAGTAGGACCAAGCTTAGATAATTTAGAAGCAATACCATTTAGAACATCATCAGATCCAATGGACACTCCAGTATCAACATTTATTGCTGGAGATAAAGAAATTGAATTTAACGATGATTTTAATTCTGATGGATTTATTTTTATAAAACAAGACCAAGCACTGCCTTGTTCTATTCTAGCAATTTATCCAACTTTAGTTACTAGCGATGGATAAGAATATTAAGTTATTTAAAAAAGAAGATGCAGATTTAATTATAGCTGAAGGTCTTAACGATAAGTTAATGGAAATAGACGCAAGCTTTGAAGATAATCGAATTTGTAATTATTCAAAACCTGGACAAGCATTTACATATTTTTTAAATGGTAAACCAGTGTTTGCGTGTGGCATTGTTCAATTATGGGATGGTGTTGCTGAGGCGTGGGTGTTAGCTGGTAAAAATGTTTTTGATATAAAAATATTAGCAGCGAAAACAATTAAACAATTACAAGATCAAACTTGTAAGAAATATAAAATCAGAAGATTACAAACTTCAGTTAAAGCAAATTTTGAAAGAGGTTTAAGATTTGCTACCTGGTGTGGTTTTGAAGTCGAAGGATTAAAAAGAAAATACGGACCAGATGGTACGGATTATTATCAATTAGGAATTATTTATTAATATGAGTTGGGTTGGAAATATAGCAGCAGCAGTTGGTGCAATACAGTTAGGTAAGTACAATAAAAAATTGTATGACACTCAAGCAGCAATCAATAGAGAGAATGAGAGAATAAGACAAAAAACTTATGAGAACATTGATAAACCTAGATTGCTTGCACAACAAGAAAGAGAGTATTCAGAATTTTTTGTAAGTTTACTTAAATCAGGTGCTGAGTTTAAATTAGGCGATAGCACTTTTTATGCTGCTCAAGCAATGAAAGTAGAACAAGCAACTGATCTAGCTATAGCAGATTACAATAGATCCGTTGATAGTATCGCAAGTGAAAACCAGTCTTTATTATTAGAAGGTCAAGGCGAAGCTGCACTATTACAAGGCAAAGTTGCTGCCACTGGTGAACTAGCAAAAGCAGCTGCTGGTTATAAAAAATCTAAGGAAGCATAATGGCTACATTTAAAATTACACCATCTAAACTAAGAGTAAATACACCGCAAACTCCAAACATTAGTAGTGGAGCAATACCAATTAATTTAGCTTTAAAATTAGGTAGCGATATATCTCAAGCTGGAAGAGTTTTTGATCAAATAAAAGAAGATCAAAAAGCTATAGAAAATGAAAATAGATTTTATGAAATCATTGGTCCAAAACAAAAAGAAATAGATGCTACTTTTAATGCTGCATCTAAAATGTCTGAGCTGGAGCCAGCTGAAAAATTATTAAATGAAGTTTACGACATTGATGTAAGTAAAGAAAATAAAAATGTTCAGAAATTAGTTAATACGTACATCAATAAAACTAGACTAAAAAATCAGTCTGATCTTTATAAATCAGTAATGGCTCGATCTGCTGAGAAAGCTCAATTAAATGATTTAACTTTTTTAAATAGAAACTTAATTGAAAGAACTTCTGAAAGTGATGGAACAAGACGAACAGCTGAAAAAGATTTTGTAGATTTTTTTAATAAGGTAAGTTTAGACAGTCGATATAATCCTGAGAGCAAACAAAAATTAAAGGATGAGTACGAATTTCTTAAAAAAGAAATATTAATTAAATCAAATATAAAAAGACGACCTTTTGAAGTTTTATTAAATCAAGATGAGATATTAAAAAACTTTGGACCACAAAAAGGTGAGCTGTATTTAAAAATGGCTCAAGACAAGTTTATATCTGATGTTAATCAAGAAGTTTTAGAAAACGATAAACAAATTAATGAAAGAATATTCAATCAATCAATAACATTTGCTGAGTATGCAAATAGAATAAATGATGGTTTAGGTGATCCAAATTTAGGTATGCCATCGATTGATAATATCCATGATAGTTTGGATAGAGGAGATCTTAATACAGCTCAATATGATGCTTTAGTAGAACTTATATCTAATCCTGAAAAAGTGTCTGATGAAAGATTAATCAATATGATTGATAATCAAATTTTGATTGCTGAAGAAGTAAACGAATTTGACGATATTAAAAATTTAGCAAACAGTTCAGCTGATATTTTAAAGAATAGTAATATTAAAGATATTACCGTTTTAAATAAACTGATTGATCAACTTAAAACAGATCCAAGTAAAACTGATAAATATAAACAATTCTATAAACAGTTAGTTATTAATATGGGTGATCTTGGCGGTTTAGCGGACACTTTATTTGGTTCAGGTGGACCAACACCTTATGATAAAATGGAAACTG